CTATTCTACCTGGAACGCCATATCAATCTCAAACCCTGACTTGAATCCAACGATAATCTTATCATCAAATACCGAAACTTTTTCAATAAGCCGCCTTACGAGCATTTCATCATATTCCTTCAGCTCGAAGGACTGCTCATTTAAGAAGTCTGTCATCTCAGTGACTCGTTGCCGTTTTCCTTCACGCTCCGCATTCTCTACAAGTGTATTTTGCTTCAGCTCCCGGAGACGGTATATCTCATCTGCCACATCATCGTAGTCATTCTTTGACTTTGCTTGTTTAAGAAGCTCCTTCTGCAATTCTTCCAATTTGCTATCAATATCATCGGTAGCATTATCATTTTCCTCATTAAGTACAGTAGCTATGTTTTTTAGGAGTACCTGGAGGAATGGTTCTTTGTTGGCTAATAGCTCATTGATAGCTTTTACAACCGCTGTCTGCAATGTTTCCTCATTTACGGTTGGGGATGTACAGTCAGACCCCTTTTCCTCCAAACGGCTGACGCATCTCCAAACAATAGACTTGTAACCTCTATTATTCCAGTGTACCCGGCGGTAAATATCGCCGCACTGTCCGCAGTATATGATGCTTGATAAAGCGTACTTGCTACTGTAAACTCTCTTTTTACCGCTTTTACCACTTCTTATGTTTGCCCTTCTCACCATTTCTTCTTGAACCTGCATAAAAAGGTCTCGTGGAATGATAGGCTCGTGGCTATTTTCTACATAATATTGGGGAACGATGCCGTTATTCTTGACTCGCTTTTTAGAAAGGAAATCTACTGTATAGGTCTTTTGCAGAAGGGCATCTCCGATGTACTTTTCGTTCTGAAGTATCTTTTTCAGTGTTTCAGGTCTCCATTTTGCTTTTCCTGCTGCAGTTAGAACCCCATCTGCCTCTAATCCTCTTGCTATCTGTAAAAGGCTAGCTCCCTCAAGGTATTCCCTATAAATTCGTTTTACAATCTCTGCGCCCTCTGGGTCAATCACCAGTCGCTTATCTTCATCCTTAGTGTATCCCAAGAATCGATTGTGGTTGACTTGGACTTCACCTTGTTGGTATCGATATTGAATGCCCAGTTTCACATTTTGGCTTAAGGACTGACTCTCCTGTTGGGCAAGGGAAGCCATGATGGTAAGCATAATTTCTCCCTTGGAATCCATCGTGTTAATATTTTCCTTTTCAAAGAATACTGGGATGTTTTTATCTTTAAGCTGCCTGATGTATTTCAAACAGTCTAAAGTGTTTCTAGCAAATCGGCTGATTGACTTGGTAATAATCATATCAATTTTACCTTCCATGCACTCTTCAATCATCCTATTAAATTCTTCACGTTTTTTTGTGTTGGTTCCTGAAATACCATCGTCAGCGAAAATACCCGCCAGTTCCCATTCTGGATTCTTCTTTATAAACTCTGTGTAATGAGAAATCTGAACTTCATAACTGTTGGCCTGTTCATCACTATCCGTAGATACACGGCAGTAGGCAGCTACTCGTGTTTTAGCTTTGCTTTCATTTGTCTTTTGATTACCCACCCTCTTAAATGCTGGAATAACCGTGATATTTTTACTTACTCCCATTCGCTACACCTCACTTTCTATCAAGCTGTATGCATATTCTGCCTGTTTAAATGGGTTATCATATTTTTGCTCTAGGGGTTTTGCCTTAAACTTCATCTCGGGGTCCACTTGTGCTTCCTCTTTTGGATCCCATACCCTTCCTAACTTTTTAGCTCGTTTTTGCTTTTCAGTTTTAGCTTTTTCAAAAGTATCCTCATCAATAATCGGCGGATAGAATTCATCTCCAAGGTAGTGCTTATTCTGTAGCATTTTAGCAGCAGTGGAGTGGTAGCAGTCTATCCCTGCTTTTTTAGCAGCATCCGTAAGAGATAGACCTTCCAAATACCCTTTATATAAATTCTTTACTTGCTCTGCTTCTATTTCATCCACTACAGCCTTACCCTTTACAATTTTATAACCGTATGGCGTGTGAGCCATCTAGTTCACCATCCTTTCCCTTAGTGTAATTCCACACTTTAATTCAAAACCAATTTCCTCCCGTGAATAAACTATAATTCGGTCCACATAGTTTTCAAATAACTCATCCTTATAAGCTGTGAGTATTTTAGATTTAGAAACAAACTTAAGCAGTTGACTGACTCCCTCTACCTTAGCAAGGTTACCATTAACTGAATGGGCAAGCAGCTCTTTTTCCGCTACAAGCCTAGTGTTCTCTGCTTCAAGTGCATTCTTCTCTTTAGTAAATAAAGCAGGTTCTAGGTAGCCCTTAGCCATTAAACCAGTAAGCATTTGGCTTTGCTCCATGTTGTTTTCAATCCTAGTTTCTAATTCTTCAATTCTTCGAAAATTATCTGCATTATTCTGATTACGTAGTCCATTAAGTAGTGGTCTTAATATGAATTTCTGACCGAAAATCAGCTTATTCATCATCGTAACAAATGCCATTTTTATATCTTCATCTCGTATGAACTGCATGGAACATTCAGTTATCTGCTTTATATGCTTATTGCAGCACCAAGCTATATATTTTCTTGCCCCTGATGAATGAATACGCCTTTTTAATGTGCTACCACATTCTGAGCAGATAATTTTACTTGAGAAAGCATATCTGTTTTGATATTTATTATTGTGCTTTTCTATGCCTTTTTCTTTTGCCCTTTGGCTCATAACAATTTCTACTGCATCAAAAACTTCATGGGTTATAATTGGCTCGTGGTGGTTTTCAACCAAATACATATTTTTCTCACCGTAGTTGATGTGTCTATTAAAACTACTGTCTGTATAGGTCTTTTGCAAAATAGCATCCCCTGTATATTTTTCATTTCTAAGAATCCCTCGAATTGTTGTAGAAGTCCACCTCCCACCTTTTTTTGAAGGGGTGCCCTTATGATTAAGGTCATCTGCAATTTTCTGTGTACCCTTACCCATTAATGCCTCTGCAAAAATATACTTTACAACCTCTGCTTGTTTGGGGTTTATCACCATTTGACCATCAATGTTGTCATAGCCATATGGTGGGTAAGAAATCTTAAAAGTTCCGTTCTCAAATCTCCTTTGAATTGCCCACTTGTTATTTTCCGAAATGGAGATTGACTCACTTTCTGCAAGCCCGCTTAATATAGAAAGCATCAACTCACTTTCCATTGATTGGGTATTGATATTTTCTTTTTCGAAATAGATATAAATCCCAAGGTCCAACAGTTTACGAACCATCTCCAAACAATCCGTAGTGTTTCTTGCAAACCTACTAATGGACTTTGTAATAATTAAGTCGATCTTCTTGTTTTCACAATCTGTCAGCATCCTGAGAAGTTCCGTTCGGTTTTCTTTTTTGGTGCCACTAATTCCCTCATCATAATACAAGCCAACATACTCCCATTCTGGGTTTGCCTTTATGTAAGTCTCATAATGGGATTTTTGTGCTTGCAAGCTGACAAGCTGTTCATCACTATCTGTAGAAATACGGCAGTAGGCAGCTACTCGCAACTTTGGCTTGATTAGGGCATCGGTCTTGTTGCCTTCTATTTTCGTTATCTTTTTCATCCTCTCACCTCCTCTTTAGGTAGGTAACATATTACCTCTGAACCATTTATATATCAAGGAATATTGGGCATTATCCGTGCTAAAACAGGTGAGAAAGTTTCCCTATTTAATAGCATGATTTTGTTGAACTCTTCCTTTGAAATAAGGCCCTTATCAAGCATTTGATGCAACAGCTTTTCTGCTCTATAATAATCAAATTCTCGCTGAAGTTCTTCAGTGCTTAAGGATTTATGTTTCAAAGTGGTTTGTCGACTTGATTTATCTGTAATTTTCGTGATCTGCATATAATCTAACCTCCCATTCTGCAGGAAATTCCCTGCACCTATATGCAAAAAATCGCAGTGAATCGAACCCCTAAGCAAAAAAAATAACCCGAAGAGCTGTTACACTCCTCGGGTCATAGATAAAAGTATTAATCATACTTTATAAACGCATCTGTAAAACCAGCCTTTTTCGCTTTAGCAAGCTGTGCCTCGGCATTGGTCTTGACTGAATATGCACCGATTTGAACACGATAGTATTTCTTTTTCTCCTGAGTATCCGGTTTGTCACCTTCACTTAATAGCTTCTTTACATCTGCTCGGAACGTATCCATGCTTTTACCATGTCTGGAAAACCAATGTCTTGGATCACCATGATTACTTGCAATCCCTCTTTGGTAGCCTTCGTAATGGCCAATGATATCTTTTTCGGTTAGATTATAAAGCTTACAAAGGTATACGCATAGCTCTACAGCTTCGGTATAAACCTTGTTAAAATAATTTGCATCAGTCAAATTGTCCTCGCAAATCTCAACCCCTATGTGTGTATCATTAGCACTTCCTCCTGCATGCCACCCTCTATGATCCCATGGCAGGGTTTGATATGTGGCAATTGAACCATCCTTAAGCTTTCCAATGAAAGCATGAACACATACTTGTCTTCCGTCTGGTCTGTCTTGATTCCAATGGTTGTTGTACTGATTTGCTCCTAATAGTCCATCATCAGGTCCAACATATCTTTTTAGGTTTGGGTTATTGGCACCAGTGGAATGCACCATGATGCCTTTAGGTATGATTATTTTGCCTGCTTTGTAACAGGCATTTTCAGTTAAAATCAGTTTCTTCAGATTCATTATATTTCCTCCTTGTTAAGCTGCTCTAGTACAGTTTGTAGTTTATCTGGTATAGGTAGACCAAGTTTTGTTGCATTCTCTAAAATGCTAATGCCTTCATTTGATGCGTAAAAGAATATAACTGCAGTCCTAATTGCACTTCCTGTCCCTATGATTTTTGAATCTATAATGTGACCTATAGAAACCATGATGAAGATAAGTACCTTTCTAAAAATGCCCCTAAAGCCAACTTCACTGGATAACTTTCTTTCAACAATTGCCAGCATCACACCTGTTATGTAATCAAGAGTAATAAATGCAACTAGGGCATACAAAAAGCCATCTAGTCCTCCCAAGAAATATCCTAGAAAACCGCCGATGGCCGCAAAAACAATCTGTATCGTTTCGATAAATCCCCTCAATTAAATCCCTCCTTACCTTTTTCCCAAATAAACATAAATATCGGCCGTAACCGTTTCTTCTGTGTTGTTGACCGCCACAACCTTTATCATTTCAATGCCACTTACATTTGCCTGGCATGAGGCCCTCATAGAAGCATTGTTCATAGTCCCTAAAGGATCCCATGCATAATCGCTGCCATCCGGAGCCCCCACCCGAAATGAAACCTGGATATTCCCTGTTCCCGCTACAAAGGCAGTGGCAAGGTCAAATCCCGCTACTGGAATATTTGCACTAAAAAAAGACCCTGGAGGGATTTCTTGATTTAACCACTCATAGGTCTTTTGATTTTTTAGTTCCCATCCATCTCCTGTAAAGATGAACTCTCTTTTTGTATCTCTTTCAAATAGGGTAGCACCTACATCAGCTTTTGTAGGTTTTGTATCTGTTGATAGTCCCATATACTTCATTCCATTTGCGTATGCTCTTATTGCCATTTCATCAACCTCCCTTTCATTTGGTTTCCTCTATATGAACCAGCGTCCTATTGATTACTGCTGGAATGTACTTTATTGGTATCTCAGGACTCCAGCTATCCCTTCTAATCTGAGTCCCTGCCCATACAAATACCTCTTTCATTCCCACTGATAAACCTTTAATTGCGGCCTTTTCAATTTGCTCCCACTGGACATTTATGGGAAGTAGAAACTGTTCCCATGCAAATCCTGCAAAATAATGGGTGAGGTGTGGCTGATACTTAAGATTCGGGTTTCTGGCAAAATCAAAAATATCTGGATGGTTTTCATTGTCATGAACTACCCAGTCGTAATCTTCTATCTGTATAAAATCAAGATTTCCAATTTTCCAGTAATCTGACGGATAATTAACTATTCGCATAGTTTCCGGTACTCTCTGCTCGTCTAAAACCGATGGTGGAAAGAATAAAATAGTATATTTGCCTCCTGGATAGCTTTTAACTATTGACTTAGCAAAATGGGAAAAATCCCCTAACTTGTCTCTTAACCACTTAAGAGCTTCTATGTTCTCTGCATTTAAGTATATATCCGAACTTGTAAATACAGGGAGACTCTTACCTTTTTCAAATTCATATAAGTTTTTTGTAGCATTATCATAAAAACATGGAGGTTTCCCTGGATAAGGTTGATTAATATCTCCTGGTTGAAACTCTTGCCACCACCACCAAGGTTCCCCAAGCTGTAGTATGGGCGTAAAACCTTCTTCCACTACAATATCCAGATAATCTCTGACTACCTTCTCCCAGTAATTTCTCGCCTCTGTATTTGTAGGGCTGAAAAATGAGGTTGGAGGTTCCCATCCGGTTTGCCCTGCTTCGCCATTATGAATTCGCTGTTTCCAAGACTCTGGCATCTGAAGATTCTCCATAGACATAGATACGATAATATCTTCAAAATCAAATTCTTTCATGGCTTTTAGAAGATACCTAAACCATTTCTTAGCCGCAGTACATACACCAATATTTGTTATTAAGGTTTGGTTCTTGTGGTCAATGGATGAGGCTCCAGCAGGACCAAGCTTGTCATAGTAGTGGGAAGCCCCTACATATAGGTTGATGACTTTCCTATAGCCTAAGTGATACATAGATTGTACTAGTCGGTAAGGATTTCTGTAGTATTCATCATCATAACCCTCGGCTAATCTAAATGGATGTGCAATCTTAGCCGTTGGAAAACTCCCTATATCTCCTCCAACTACTGACCAATCATTAAAAGTTACTACTACTTCGTCTGAATTTCCAGTCAACTGATTTCTTCCCTGCTGATAATAACTAGGAATAATAGGGAATACTACTTTTTCAATATTTGAACTGGTTATATTAGTTGAATTATTGGGATGAGTTCCTTCTTTTAGGTTATCAAAATCAATGGTATAGGTTTGATGCAGACCATATTCATAAGTAACCCAAATATCAGCTCCATAGGGAATTCCACTCCCTGCAACTGGAGCAATCCTTCCATTGGCATAGTCCAGAACATAATCGGATTCTCTTGAACCATAGCCAGTATGAAGTTCAGTAATTTCACGGGTATATAAGTAATTGCCTTCGCTATCAAAGACATCTTCATAGCCTACCACTACCCATTTCTCCCAATAGACAGTTTCACTGTCCCAAGCTATCCATTTATGAGATAAAGCCACCTCACCGGACCAAGAACCATAGCTATCTGTAGTACTTGCCCTATCAGAAAGAAATCCTAAGGTAACTACCTTTTCAGTACCATCTGTATAATATACTGCTAAAGCCGGCAACTGCGCTAGATCATTAAACCTTGCCACACTTCCTTGGAAAACAGGAGAAAAGCTGAGACTTACCCCTGCATAATTTTTACTGGTGGGATATTTCGCCCTATCATGCATCCTATAATCTTCACTATTAAATAGGAGACCAATATAATCTGAAAAGGATCTAAAATGTCCTGTCACTTCTAAGCTATTTACAATGGGAGATACTACAGAAGCCATAGCAGAAAAGTTAAATTCCACCTCCATTAGTTCTGGCTGAAATTTAGTAACCATTTCTACAACCTCCCTACCACTTGTACACTAACATAAGCATCTTCTATTGAAGATGGTGCTGAACCTCCCCAGGTAATATAGGCTCCTGTGTAAAAAATAAATCCATTTTCTTCTTCAATGATTAAATCGATATTAGGTACTATGTTATAACCACCAAAGGAACTGCCTACATTGTCATTAAGTATATTTCGAAGTAGGGAAGCCGTCACCGTTGGCGGTATGGTGTATCTTTGATTAAACTGAATACTAATGATTTGACTATAGGGTATATTAATGTATTCCAGCCAAGTATCTGAAAGAGGAATCTCATCGGCACTGACAGAATAAGGACCATTGGTATAAAAGGATGGATACTTCCCATTGAAGTCTGGCTCCATCTGCACTGCATCAATATAAGCTGCGCTGCCACCGATATTTGAAAATCGCATCCAAATTCGCCCAGGTTTTGTGGGTTCAAAAGAAAATGTATACCTGCCATCCTCCCAACTGTTCGAATGACCTGTGTTATAGTAATTCTTAGTTTCTCCATTTTCATCAGTTAGTACAAAAGGCGAAAAATCAAATTCACTAAATACTTGAACCTGAACGTCACCACCCTTTTTAAAGAAGGAAATTCTAGTTCTCCTGTTATCCCACCAAGCAGGATCTGGCCTTGGGTTATAACCGCCACTTGACTGACTCTGCTCGCTCATCTGTCCAACATCCAATTTCATGGAGTGGGTATTATCAAAGCTAGAGCTGGCAGTTGCTTCTCCACTGGTCCAATACTGAGGAATTCTCGTTGTTGGGTCAAATCGTTCAAAGGATGAATTCCAAATCATATTCTTAAAAGCTTTAATGAACCTAGGATCGATACCATATTCATCAAGCATCAGATGGTTGTTTTCTCCAACAATCTTTATTCCATAGCGATTTTCATCATACTTCCCAAGTTCTACACTACTCAAACCTTCAGGACTAGATATTCGCATCCCAAATTTATCAATTTCATATTCACCTATTCTAATAACTTCATTACTCTCTTTATCGAATACTTTAATACCTTCGTTATCTATAATAATGGCATTATCAGTGCTTATGATGACATATCCATCTTCCGTTATCTCAAAAGTGGTTTTGTCTTCTTCCTCATTAACAATTCGAAGCCCTTTTAATGTTGCACTATTCAGTTTTCCCTCTTCAAATGCATAGTCCACTGTGCTTATCGCGTTTTCTATTCTATAAAAAGTATCAGAAATACTAGGTTTATAGTTTCCTACCTCTACTCGAATGTCATAACGATAAAAAGGATTGTATTCTAAAGATATTATTCTGGTTTTTACATCAATTCCAAGGGGTGTAAAAACAATATGAACATTGTCTCCTACGGTTATATTCGACAGCTTAAAAAATGATATATCATAGGAAGATTTATTTTCCCTAGAATCGTGGGATACTGCTACATTAATAACATTTTTTGAATCCATGACTGGAACAGAATCTGAACTTCCTCTATGACTTCTGATATTGATTTTATAACCATCGTATTCAATCTCTCCACCCAAAATGGCGATAAATTGCATAAGAGCGGCTCTCCTAGAGACGTTTTGATTGATTTTCATTGAGACATTTGTCGTATAATCAATAGTACCTACACTAAACGGAGTCCCTGAAAGAAGCTGATGTAGTCCATCTGTTGGATCACCTGTAAAGTCAAATGCAGAGATGTTATACATCTCATGATTTAAAACATAAGAAACATGCTCGCAAAAAACAGAACATACCGGAAGTCCCCCTCGTATAGATTTACTAATTTGTACCATCTCAAAATACTGATTATTTACTTTCGCTATCTGTTTTGTTTTTAAGACCAATGCTGACCTTGCCATAACCGTAAAGGAAAGAATAAACTCTCCCTCCAATGTTTCTCTTATATTAGCACTTAAAACTTTCTTAACAGACTGAATAAAGGTGTTTTCTGAATAAATCTCTATCAATGGACTCCCTCCTTTCTGTTATTTAATATCTAGCAACTCCTAAATTTCTAACAGTAACGGTATTCTGATTCCACTGCAACTGAGCAATAACTCTGGTTAGAATGTTACCATCAATAGTTAAAGGTATGGTTACATTAAAAACTGCCCCATTAGAACTATTTACACTCTCAGAAAATGAAGAGTTGAGATCTATATCAAAATCTGTTGGAATGGCCTTTTGCATATCTTCACTAACATCATCCATGGCCTTCTCAAAGCCTACACCGATACCTTCACCCATGTTTTCACCAATACCTGCGAAAACTTGAGATGGAGATCGGATGCCTAAAAGTCCCTTAAC